GTCTACCCACGTCTCTTTGGTTCCATCGTCTTTTAGTCTTGAATAAGTTCGCAAAAAAGTTATCTCACCAACCGAGTTCCCCCCTGCATCAACGTAGCCAAAAGGCGCTCTTTTATGGCGGTAAGAACCAAGAAACTCTTCATTGATTTTAAATGAATACATATTTAATACTTTTACTTGTGGTTGTTCTTCTAGCGTTGTTTGGGTGTTCATTTTTTTTCTCTACTAGTTTTTTAGGTTAAAAATCCGCTGCTAGGTCGATCTCCTCCGCTGTCCAAAAAGAGGCCTCTGACTTTTTATAAAAGTCCCAAAGGTCGTGGTGCTGAATAGGAAAGATGACAAATCTGTTCGGATTCTCAATTAGAATCGGTTCCATTTTTTTAATTTAATTTTTTAAAGATGAATAAAAGGTGACTTGTGGAGGCTTTAAAAATGGATGTTTCTTTGTGATGGGATCCGCTTTGATTTAATATTTGACGTGCCCTCAACTTAACATCTGGTATACTTTTGCCGTGAGTCATATAGGATATTTATCTTAGTATACTTAATTTCCCAGTATCTCAAATCCTAAATTTTGTCTCAAAACATCAACTTTTTCAATCTTTACTTGACCCTCAGAGGAGCGATCTTTCATGATATGACTGGAGACTGAAACTGAAATAACCTGACCGTCTGGCAGTGTCATTTTCATTGAGCCCCTTTCATAGACGTAGCTTAGGGTTTGGCCCTCAATTGAATCTTTAAGGCTTTGCCAACTCTTCTTAACCGAGTCGACCTTGTCTGGGTTTACGGTAAGTATAATTCGATAATCTCCTTTCTTTTGAACGACATCCTTAACCCAAAATTCAAGGTGGTCTCCGGATTTAAGGCCTTTAGCAAATTCTTTAAATACTGCTTCATTTTCAAAATCGGATTTATGAATGAGCCCTGTGTAATAGTTTTGGAATTCAACAAAAACTCCAAAGTCGTATGGATTATTGGTAAGTGTTCCTGTATATTTTTGAATAAAGGAAAGATCTGAAACTTTTTGAGGTAAGGTTTCTTTAATATATTTCTTATATGAAACAATATAGAGATTGTTGACTGAGTCGAAATTCTCAACCATAACTGGGATCTCTTTGTGCAAATATTCAGAAAAGTCTCGAATGACGTTTGCTGCTGCGTGGGAACCCGGTAAAAAGCACTTAATTTGATTTTTATAGATGGCAAGATACCCGCCTTTAATGAGTTCAACAACTTTAACATAGAACCATTTGTTGTTTTTAGCAAAATATTCAACGTCTTCTTTAAGCGTAAGAGCCGCGCAACGCTTTTCTGACGCAAGGATTTCGCTTAGTGTTGACTTATAGACCATTACCTTGTACTTACGGTCCTTTTCTTCATTTAAAAGGGTTAAAGATGGCTCTTGAGAAAATTCTCTAAATGGTACAAAGATGCTAGTCATTGTTCCGGCATCCTCCATTTCAACCATAGCATTATCAAAGTCGATTTTCTTAAGACCTACTGTTCTGATTTCTCCAACAGGGATATCTTTATTTCCAGCCAGCATTGGATGGCCTGCCTCAGAGCTAAAATAGCGGTTGTACATTTCTTGAGCATAGGGCTCTTTACAAAAAACTTTAACCCCTGCTTTTTTATCGGCTTCGGTTAATTTAATGGACTTGTTTACTTTTGCATTTCCTTGAGCAAAAATAAATTCAATTTCTTCGTCAGTATAAGTCATATTTTTAATTTTGAATAATCTTAGATTATTATATCATAGACCTACCTGTAGTTTTAATTATGGAGTTGGAACATACACTGGTGTGCCTAAAAAATCTTGGCCTAAAATTGAGCCAGTTGATGCTTTTGCTTTGTGTGCTAAATCATCGAGAAACATAACATAGAGTGGATTCTTAAGACTAAGTCTATCCCATGTTGGAAGATCGTCTTGATTTAAAATTGGATGAACCCCAGCTCTAAGAATATTACCTAATCCTAGCGATTGTCCTGCTGCAATTGGCAGATAAACCGCAATATCTGGTAAATTTTTTGACACTTTATCTAACACCTTTAATATTTCAAGCTGCGCTAATAGTATTAGCTGGTTGACTGTTTTGATAAATGCTGGAGTCGGCAAAGACCTTTCCAGCGCCTCTTTGATCATTTTATAAATCTTAAGAAATGGATTTGGCATATCAAAAAGAGAAGTAAATGCCCCCTTAACTCCCTTTAAAAGATTAATTAGACTAAATAGCGATTGTAGAGGCTCTAAAATTACTTCAATTAAATCTAAGATTGCCTTTTTTAGCGCGGCTTTTATTCCACGATATAGAGCAGATATCCATGCAGTAGAAATTGCAGTTATTGGTAAATCACAAACCCTAATTGGAAGATAGCTTAATATTTTATCTAATAATATCTGAATTCCGGCTTTAATCAGTGGCTTAACCAGCGCATCTAAATTTAGGCTTAATTGTGGAACGCCAAGCGTTCTTGGAAGAGGGCCTAATGGAATTCTTAGCAATGGTAAAAATGGTTTAAGTATACTTAATAATAACTGTAAACCGGCGGCGCCGTTTAATGGGATATCTATGTCTGGAATATTTTTAGAAATAAGATTAGTTATTGATTGAATTGTTTCTTTTGTTACGTCAAACACTTCTCCAAAAATTGTTTTAATAATATCGGTGGTTAGCGCGTCAATTGCAGTGTGCGCAAGTTGTCTAAACGACATAATAATGCCGAGCACAAGTGGATCGATAAATTGCGGTAACTCGAGTGGTTCTGAACAGCACTTTGTTTTAACGACTTGTGTAAAACTACCAAGCGAATCTTTAATTGGTTTGGTAAAACCTAGGATAGTTTGACCAAGCAGCTCAGCAAACCTTTTTCTTTTTTTAATTTCGGCATTATATACATGCTCTTCAACCTTTTTTCTATCAACTGTAAGTTCTCTTGGAGTTTCTAATCCTACTGACTTTTCATAGTTTTGAATAAGCTTGGCCCGCTTTGGATTAGCTGCATCATATTCTGAGTTATTTTGATTAAACCGTTTACGCTTAGCAATTTCTGTATCGACCTTTTTTTGAAATTCCGGGGAGTTGCGATCAACTTTTAAATTTTTACCGGAAAAAACATCACAAATTTGATCAACATAATCCTTTGCAGTTTTTTTGAATTGAGTAATACTTTCAGCTTTATTAATATCGACTTTAGCTGCAGCCTTATCTATTTTTGCATTAAGATCAAGATCCCTAAGCGCTTTTCTAAATTTTTTATTAAAGTTAATTGATTTGGCTTTACCGAAGTTTGTTCTTGACATATACTCAGTAAGTGAATCAATTACTCCATCTAACATGGCCTCTGGTTTTATAGATTTTCCCTTTTCTTTAGGAATAGTATATGTTCCAAGTTTAAGTTTATCTAAATATTTGTCTAAATCTAGAGAAAGGGCCAATACCATTTCTTTGCAGCCTTGAGAGTTTATATTATCATTAGCCTTTGAAAAGTCTGACGGAATATTTGAAAAAAGATTGTTAGGATCACAGTTTAACCAAGCTTGGTCAAAATTATATGACATACCGCTTAATATCTGCTGTCGATTTTTAGCAGAGGCTTGAGCATCTCTAAGAGCAATCGAAAAATTAGGCAGTTCAAAATCTCCAAGTTCATCAATTTTAACACATAGAGTTCGACCGGTATTTTGAACAAATGCTTTAAAATCGTTAATTTTTGTTGTTGCGGTATCTAGAAAATCTTCGTTGCCAGTTTTAAACTTAGGCCTTTCTCCTGGTTTAAATGGAATATTAAATCCATTTGGCATTAATTTACCCGGATCAACCAATTCTAATAGCGCTTGTGCCTGCGCTGCAACTTTGGCCGCCTTTTGAATTTTTGCATTTTGCATTATATTACCAAAGGTGATGGTTTTAGCAGCAGTGCCACTTGGTTTGCCGATTGATTTTTGATTAATTCCAAGTGGAGAGGTACTAGATTCCTCAATTGAATATCCGACTGGATCAAACTGTCCTTGTAGTGCTCTAAATCCCAACAGGATAATCTTTTTACCGTCTGGCCCAATATACAAAACAATTGGTGAAGGTACAATTCCACATTGAATGTACCAAATAACTAGTGTACCAAATGGAAGATTTAAAGTTACAAGGTGAATCCAAATTTGAGGTAATGGTATTCTAATCGGAACTGGAGTTGGAATAATTAGCCCGACTGGCCAATATCTAAGAGCCGGCAGTCGAGTAATATCCGGAATTGGTAGTAAATTTAATTTATTTAGGTGTTTGGTTACTTCTTTCCAATAGCAGCCGCATGTATAGTCCGGGTTTGCTTCATTTGGAGTAGAGACCATTGATTTATACCCAAGAGGATCTGACCCGGCCTTTGCGAGTTTTTTACATGGACCCTGGTCTGGCGGAACACATCCAGTTGCGGCAAGGCTCTTGGCTAAATCATCTGGATTTGGGGAATTATCCTTTTTAATTTTAGCTATTAAAGTTTCAATATCTTTGATTAACGAAGAGACCTCATTTGAACTATCTCTAAAGGTTTTAACAAGATTTTGATTAGAGGCAGCTGGCAATATTTCTTTACCATTAATTATTAATTTTTCACTCGGTTTAGTGGATAATTTAGAAAAAATAACCGCATCAAATACTTGGCGCTTAGCGAGATCTGATAATTTTGAAAATTTTCCAGATGAAACGATACTATTTCTAAATTTTTTGCGTTCTTCTTCTATCTTTTTTTCAATTTTTGGTTCAAGGTCTTTGTAAAAAGCCTGGTATCTTTCAGTATTTTCAATATAAAATTGCTCTTCTCTACCATCGGCTCTTTTTTCTTTTACAAGCCCATCTAATTTTTCTTTGGTTAACTTTTTGTCAACTTTAACAGAATCTGTGGTAAGACCTCTTTCTTCAAGTGTAAAAAGGGTAAGCGGATCTTCTATTTTTTTATAAAAATCTGCAAGATCTCCTTTAAATGGATAAGCTATATTGCTTGCAGAAGTATCTGTATATCGTTGTGTTCCAAATCTAACTAAATTAAGAGTCCGTGCCCGAAATATTTTTGTTTTGGTTTTATAGATTGGATCTTCTGGTAAGATTTTTATCATTACCTCCACCTGTTTGGTTTCAGCATTACCTAAAGAATCAACCTTTCCTGTTTTTTGGTTTTCAGAAGATTTGATTAAAAATCCATCTTTTCCTGGAAGATTTGTTAAAAATGTTGGATTTGTAGAATTGTATGAGTAGATAATTGGCTCTAGATTTAGCACGGCTGTTGGCTTTTTGCTAAAATACTTTTCAAGTTGCGACTTTACTTCTCCATTTAGTGTATCGATTTTAACTGATGCGTTATTTGCACCAAGATTATTTAGGATTTGAGTAAATCTTGTTGAAAGATTGGAATTTGGAACACTAAATCGTGAATCTAAATCTTTAACGGTTTTATTAAAAAGTTCTAATCTGGTTTTATAAAAAAATTCAGCTGGAAAAAGAAGATCCCTTAGTTCCTGTAGTCTAGAAATAACGTATTTTGCTTTAACCGCTGCTTTTAGTTTTTCTTCATTTTTGGCAAGCTGGTCGTTTACTGCATCAATTGTCTTTTTTGCGCACGGATCCTCAGTAACAACATCTTCGAGCTTTTCTCTCTGGGCCGCTTCAATTTCATCTGCTGTTGGGAGACACTCATCTAACGCTGCAAGATCCCCTTCGGTAAAGAATGGATTTTCCTTTAGTTCGCATTTAATCTGGTTAATGAGATTGTCTATTTCTGACAAAGTAAGTCTTCTTTTTTTTATTTAACGAAGACTTAGGCACAATTGAATTATGCCTTAGTTTCTGTAGTTTTATCCTGGACCATCAGGCACTCAGTGGTTAACATCATTGAGGCAACCGAAACCGCATTTTCAAGAGCAACCCTGGTTACTTTTACTGGATCAATGATACCAGAGTCAATGAAATTGCAGTATTCTCTGCTCTTAACATTGTATTCTTTTGCAAGATTCTTCATTTGGGCTAAAACTGCATCTGGCGATTCTCCGGCATTTGTTAAAATAACCTGGAATGGAGAAAAACACGATTCTAGCAGAATAGTACGGCCGAGTCGATGTTCAAAATTAGAGGTGGCCTCAATTGTTGGTTTTAGGGTCTCTGCAATTTTGCATAGAGCAACTCCGCCTCCGACCACAATTCCTTCTTCTACTGCCGCCCGAGTTGCGCCAATTGCATCGTCAATTCTATCAATTTTTTCGCGCATTTCAATTTCAGAATGAGCTCCAACTTTAATAATTGCAACGCCGCCGTCTAGTCTAGCAAGCCTTTCTTTAAGGATAAGGGTCGCAGATTCACTTGTACTATTTTCAATTTGGGAATTAATATCAGAGATTCTCTCTTTTATTGACTGGGCATCACCTTCACCCCCAATAATTGTTGTAGATTCGGCGGTAACTATAACTTTAGTCGCAGAACCTAATACTTCAGCTGCAATTGTTTCGGAAAGGGTGTAACCTTCTCTTTCAGAAATAGTTTTTGCGCCGGTTAAGATTGCAACATCATCTAGGTTTTCTTTGCGAAGTTCGCCAAAGCCTGGGGCTCTAACCGCCGCCGCTTTAATTGTGCCCCGTAATTTGTTAAGGACCATTGTATTTAAAGCATCCCCGTCTACACTCTCTGAAATAACAAGAAGAGGTCGCCCCTTTTGATTTGAGTATTCTAAAAATTGAACAATATCGTTTAAAACCGATACTTTTCCGTCAACCAATAAGATTAGTGCATTTTCAAATTCAACTTGAGGTTTTTCATTTGAGTTAATAAAATAAGGCGAAAGGTAACCTGATTTAAATTGCATGCCTTCGACTATATCAACATAGGTTTCTGCAGATTTACTTTGTTCAACTGTAATAATACCGTCAAACCCTACTGCCTCCATACATTGAGTGATTAGGGATCCCATTGACTCATCATTATTTGCTGAAATTGTTGCAACTTGATGAATGTGAGTAAGATCTTTAACTGGAATGGCAGATTCAGCCAGAGCAGAAACAATTTCAGTTAAAGCGGCATCCATTCCTCTTTTTAATTCAATCGGATTAGCACCGGTCACAACTGCTTTGAGACCTCTGTTAAAAATTTCTTGAGTTAAAACTGTAGCAGTGGTAGTACCGTCACCGGCTAGTTGAGATACTTTGTGTGCAACCTGCTTTACCATTTGCGCGCCCACATCGGCAATTGAATCGGCTAGTTCAACTTCACGGGCAACAGAAACACCGTCTTTAGTTACGGCTAAGCCCCCGTCTCTTGCAATAACAACGTTGCGCCCGCCAGGACCCATTGTTACTTTTACTGAATTAGCTAGAGTATCTACCCCAACTTTTAAGCGATTTCTAGCATCAGCATCAAAAATTATAGTTTTCGACATTTATAATTTTAAATATTTTTATAGAGTGTTCCTTGTTATACTTTCTTCTTCAAACAAGTTTAGCCCGGAGACCTTTAATATTAAACGCGCGAGGGCAATAACGTCCTCCATGTTATATTGAGCAATCTCAGCGAGGCGACCTTGCCAAAATGCAGCAGGCACCTCTTCTCCTCGCATTTCTCCTTTTGGAGATTGAATGCCAAGCACATCACAAATAAGTTCTAATGATGAAAATCCCTCTTGCCAAGCGCCAAACGACCAAACGTCCATTGTATCTTGGATAGGAATTTCCCATGGTTTTTTACTGTGAAAGTGTAATTCGGCTGGGGTTGATAACCCATTAATTAATAGCCTTTTACAAAGATAAGGAATATCAAATCTTTTAATATTGTGACCAACTAGCGTCCCGCCCGATGCAAATATTTTAGAAATCGATTTTTGTGCTTTTGTTAATATCTCATGTTCATCTTCGCCTGAGATCGCTGCAACCGTAAAAGTGGGCTCGCCGTCTTTGTAAATAATACGACCGAAACTTATGCAGACAATTCTACCAAATTCGGCTTGAAGTGCAGCCTTTTGGGTAAAAAGTTCCTCGTCCGTTAATCGTTTGTTGTCAGGATATTTTTGGGAAAGGGCCTCACGGAGGTATTCTGCTCTTTTTTGCCACTGTTTCTGCAGCGTGGGAGCCATGGAAGCAGCTTTATGCGTAGTAGTTGAGGTCTCTATATCAAAAAAGACCATTTTGGAAATTTGTTGTGGAGTAAACATTGCCTAATAATTTAGGATCAATATACTAAAGAATCTAAAAGATTGGTCAGATTGAGACTCTACTTTATTATTTTTTAATATTATAAAGACACTAGTGTCGCTAAGATCAGTCTGTCCACCCGCCCAACCTTTCCCCTGTTCTATAGTGAATTTTGATAAAGTTTTAAACCTTTTAAAAAAATTTCAGTAAAGTATTTACAAATTACTCAACTATGTGTGACTATTGTTGGATTTGACTTTTCAATTAATTTTCCAGCGGCATGTATTAGCCATGATTTTAAGACCTTTAAATGGGTTGCGGTCACTAATACAAAAATGAGTAAATCGTACCTTCACTTTTTAGAAGGGCTTAATTTTGAATTTCCAGATATCCAGATTATTAATCTTGGAGAAAAAAACAATAAGGGTCAAAGTTATTCTGACACAGAAAGACGAAAACTGCAAAATCAACTTCTTTTAGTTAATACCCTAATTGAGGCAGTTTTAACTAAAGTTTCCCAAAAGCCAATTATTGTCGGTATTGAAGGATTTGCCTATGGCGCTAAAGGTAACTCTCTAGTTGATATTGTTCAAACTACTGGAATTCTTAAAAAAACAATTACCGATCGTTTATTAGAAAATAATCTAGGCGGGTTCTTTATTTTTTCACCAGCCGAACTAAAAAATGCAATTGGGGTTAAAGGCAATGCAAATAAGTTTGATGTTTTTAACCAATTTATCGCAGATCCTAAAATTGAGTCGGCCAGGAACTCTGCCCTGACTCAATGCGTAAATAAATATATTACTGAACTAGTCTCCTCTACCGAAATCAAATCGCCATTCCCAGACCTAGTTGACTCTTATTTAAGTGTCTTAAAAATTTACCAGGCCCTAAACTAATGGCAAGAATCAAAGACCCAAAGTATTATATCAACAATAAAGACTTTACCAACGAAATTATCCGCTGTAAACACGGCCTCCTAAATGAAGAGACTGGGTATCAGCACAAAAAGGGAGAACTTTCTCCAAAAGCAATCGATTACTTTATCCTCCTAGCAAATCGAGCTATTCAAAAACTTAAATTCCAGAACCCGCTGGATCGCGAAGACTGTATTCAATCTGCTCTGCTTGATCTTTTACGTTACTGGAAAAACTTTAATGAGGAAAAGTCAAATAACGCCTTTGCGTACTTTACCCAGATTGCCAAAAACGGCTATGCAAAAGAATACAAAAAGATCTACAAGCATATCGGAAAGGGCGAAAAGATCGTTACTATTTCCCTAAGCCACTCTGGCGAGAGCGAAATCTACACAATCTAACTTTTTAAATCCTGGCTAATAAATAACAAAAAGCCAAGTTAATGGTACTATCGAATCTACTGTTTTTTGATAAATTTGGAGAAAACTATAACTTTCAGACGACAAAGTTCGATGAAACAAAGGAAGAATTCCAACCCCTTAACTGGTGGTATGGCCGAGAATACATTAAGCCAATATCAGTAGGATTATATGATAGTCGCCAGCTATTTTTAGTAGAGTCGACTCAATCTGGATTTAAATTTCCAATCTTAGCACAAAATGAAAGAATCCTATTTAAATGGGAATTAGCCGATCCAAAGGGAGAAGATCCATTTTTTCTTTACATTGTAAAGCAGGATATTACTGGAAATAGCGATACAGCTCACCCCTACATTAGCAAAGTAAATGAGGTAATTATTACACATTCACAGTTTGCAAATGGGTCAACCTCTGTTCTAGATATCCCGATCCCTCTTCAAGTTAATGTTGCATTTTCTCCTTATGAAGAAAAAATATATCAACGAAAATTATTTGCATACCATCAAGTTTTAACAGGTAGCACGGTTTCAACCTCAACTAAAATTTTAGAATTAGATTACTATGGAGAAGGTTTAGATGAAGATTCCCGCTATAAACTGTGGCTAAATAACTTTGGAATAAACTTCCACATAGACGATGCACAATTACTAAAAAACTACGATATTAAAGAGGCTCTACCAGATTGGCAACAAATTGATCAAGCCAGAAAGGAAATACTCGTTAACAGAGACCAGGTTTTTCCATATGTTGGAACATACAAAGGCTTAAACAATTTTATTAATCTATTTGGATATAAAAATATTTTAGAAGTCAAAGAATTTTGGCAAAATATTAATAATACGTCCGCGGCGCTTAGCCAATTTGCGCTCGTCAACATTACTGACTTTTTAGATGATGGCAAAGTTGATAATATGGTCCACGTTTCAACCGGTGGCGCTGTACTTGAATCAAATCAATTTAAGAAAACCTCGTTTATTGCACTATGCTATCAATTCACAAAACCTAGTGATAATTATGACGATGACGGATTACCAGAAGTCGTAGAAACTACGGATTTTACCCCAGCTGAAATATTTTATAAGTTAAGCGGCCTTGCTAAAAAGATAAAAAGAGAAATTCTACCTATCCATGTTATCATTAGAGATATTATCGGAGAATTTATATTTTTTGAAAAATTTAATATTAGGCATTGGACAGATGAAGTTCAAACCAGAAGTCTTGAAATTAATACAAAGATAAAGGTTTCTATCGATCAACCAACCTCAACCATCGCAGTTCCATATATTAGAGATATACGGCCTTTATACTATTCTTCCCAAGCCGAAACTGGCAATCCTAAGAAAATTTTAACTGGGTTTCCTAAATACTCATTCAATACAGGAAAAGCTGAAGATGGAACCTTTGCCGCAGAAGTTAATCCATATGAAAACAGTCAAAACTATTCTTCACAACAGCATAAAGCTTTAATTCAAGCAGTTAATGTATTTTATAACGAAGTTAAAAACGAAGAATGGCAAAATCATGGGAGAAATTACTATTGGTCAACCGGCGAGGTAACTGAGCCTACACAAATCGGCTGCCCAATCATATTAAAAGCAAATCTACCCAAGTACCAAATGTTAGATTATGATGGCGTTACCTTCGAAGACCTTGAAACCGAGGGCGCCAAGGTAAGAGACCTTATCACCTATCTAAATTTAGTTGATGCTGAATGGATTATCTCCAAAAATGCGCCAAACCAATATAGGTGGACAGGCCGCGGGTCGATTTACGATTTTAACAATATTGTTCACTTTTTACCATATACCGGAGACTACTTAATTGAATTGAGGGTGTATGATCAATTCGCTGGGATCTCAGTTGACTTTATTAAATTTACAGTCAAACCTACCATTGCGTCAACCGTAGGCTTTACTAGAACATCAGATAAGTATCGTTATCAATTTAAAGACCTAACTAACGTTACCTTCGCAGATATAGGAGGAAGCTACCTATTTAATCCAAATGTTACAATTCCGTCATTTACACAAAGAATAGGCTTGCTTGGGTTAGAAAAAGAAATATTTGATTGGGCCTATTATTCGACTAATTTTAGTAATAATACATCGCCCACCAAAGCTAAAATAAAAGATAAATTAACTGGCGAGTACAAAGAAGTATCTGATCCAACCCTAGTATCAGACTATGCATACGGGTGGGGAGTGGGTGAAAATTCAATTAAGCCCAGAATGAGTGATCTTTCAGATGCAAAAATTGGTGATCTTTTCCATACTAAATTTTATCAGTTATCATATCAGTCAGACTTTTTACAAGGATTTAAAATAGATCCACCAACAGCCGGCCACAAAATAAGATTGGGCTTGCACAATCCCTTTACCGTCCCTACATATACGAGTACCCAAAATTTAGCAGAGCAGCTAAACACGTCAACACATAGCGCCATCTCTAAATTTAGATATAATGTGGTAAATAATAAAATATACGCAACCGCAAAGGAAAGCTCAAATACAAATAATTTTACCGTTAGGGTAACCGCACAATAATATGCCAGTCTCTGCATTTTGTTATCAATTAAGTATACCGTTTTCAGTTGATTTACTGGGAAAAGAATTGGTGTACAGAGAGCCGGGTGGGTATGCATCTACTACGGTTTATTTAGAGAACCTTACGTTTGCGTCAACTTCCGGATCAACCGAGACCACCTATTATTTTTGCTCAGAAATATCACCCAGCCTTTTTGTATTTGGGGCATTCTCGGATTTTACAGAGCACGGGTTGGTTCTAACTGGAGGAATTACTTCATGCGCCGCACACAGCGAGTGCGCGCCTTCAACCGGAGGCGGCGGTGGCGGCGGTTCGACCACGTCATACTGTTATCGAATAAACATTGATACAGCCGCTGTAAACTCTAGTGCGGTCAATTTTCAATATACTCCGCACGGAGCCCAGAATTTTACCACAATCTCCGCTAGCAACTGGGGAATCCATTCTGTTGAAAACGGAATACTATCGCTATATGTCTGTTCAGGCTCACAGCCTTTGATTTTAATAAATGGCGAGCCTGTATCTGACCCAACCCAGTTTGGAATAACCATCTATACAGAATATGTTACATGCACAACCGATAGTTCATGTTCACCGCCTTTACCTCCAGTAAACTGTACACTAAGTAACTGGGGATGGGGAGAAACACAGCAGTCTTGGGTTGCAGGAGAATGGAGTCCGTGTACTATTATTAATGGATCATATCAAAGATACCAAACTCGTTATGTAATAACTCCTGCATCAAATGGTGGAACTTGTATTGGAGATACAATTCAATATGAAACATGTACACCATCACAAAGCGGGTCAACCGCAACCTTGACTGTGCCGACGGCTGAAGCCATTACGTCAACTTCAGCGAATGTTAGTACAACAATTTCTAATACCGGGGGTAGCCTAGTTGTAAGTGTATTATTCAAGCTATTTCAAAACGGAAATCTAGTTGATAATAGACAAATATTTGACCCTGCTGGAACGTGGTCACTGGGTATTTCTGTTCAGTTTAATGACCTAACCCCCAATACCCAGTATACAGTTACCGCAACTGCTACAAATTCAACTGGAAGCTCCACCACCCAACCAGGACAATTTACAACAGGTACTCAAGGAGGATTTTCAATTCTAAATTTAACCCAAATTACACCAATCGGTGCAACGATAGCCTCAACTTTTACAAATAGCGGAGGAGAAATTTACGAAAGATACGGAATTATCTATAAACTTGGAAATTCTAATAATCTTCAAGTCGGACAACCTGGTGTAGTTAAAGTAGATTCAGGCACATTTAATTCAGAAGTAAGCCCAACCGCTTTAATAACTATTCTACAAGGGCTCGTTCCTAATATTCAATATTATGTAAAAGCATATGTACAGGCTCCAGGCTCGGGCGGGGCCTATGTTTATTCAGCAGCGGCCAATTTTACCACAGCACCAGCTGGCACAAATATAAATTTTGCAAGTCTAACGATTGAATCAACTGCGCTTAATGGAAGTACCGGAACCTCCGCTGATTATAATTTTATTACACTCCCCTCTAATAATTTAAACCGAGCCTATGTTTCAGTAATAACACCAACACCTGAGGATCCAACCCCAGGCGCATATAAAATATCCGCTCAACTTCAACAAGTAAACCTTACTTCGTGTCAATGGAGAATTTCAACCAAGTCTGGTCCAGGTCAATTAGAGTGGGTGGTGGCAACACTCGACGTTGGTGTAGGTGAAACAATTGTTCCGGGATGGAGCTATTTTGAATACGGGACAGGGCCCCTTTCTATTAAATTTAGACCTAGCATTTCAGGATACTATAAAATAGAGCTTTTCGGTTTATATTTAGATAATTCACCGTTTAGTGTAGCAAAGGAAATTGTTATTGGAACCCCTACTGAAGATCTTAATCTATCTTATCAAGAGTTAAGACAGGGGACCTCTGCAAATTTACAAGTTAGTGCACTCCCGGGCCCGCAAACCTGGATTCCAGTCTTCAGTGAAGATAATTTGTATGGGGTTGCAGTAACCCAAAGTGGATCAACCATTACTCCAACAATAATTACAAACAATTTAACCACCGCATTTTCTGCTCTATGGGGAATTAATCCAGCCAATCAAAAGATCACTCCAACTTTAACAGTAACCTACACCTCTCCTTTTAAAAACTCAACGTTATCAAACACCTTTAATAAAAACTTTTCGGTTACTGTGTTGGCGCCATACCCTATTATCTCATTTTTGAATCCTTCACTATTTTCAACACCAGTTACAACCGGCTCAAATGTTACAATTGGCGTGACTACAAATCATGCAAATTCTTACATAATTACTTCAACTCTAGGCAACGGTGTTGCCAATACTCCAATAACATATACGGGCGTATCGACCGGAACCTACACAATTACTGCGACTGCGACTAACGATAGCGGCGCTACTCAACAGACAACTACAATAAATAGTACACTCTTAGTTCAACCTAGTGCACCGATTTTATTACAGGTGCCTCAACAGATAGTAGGAAGAAATATTTTTTCAGATATTAATCTTTTATCCTATGTTAATTTGAATGGATCTACGTTTGGTCAACTTGAAATAGTTACCCCGTCCTCTAATGGAACCCTAATTATAACCAATTATACAATTAGGTATATTCCAAATCAAGACTATACAGGAACCGATCTTTTTTCAATCAGAGTAAAAAGCGCATCAAATACCTATTCAAACACTGTTAATATTGGAGTACAGGTCCAGTCCCCGCTTTTTACCGCCGGCTCTGCAAATCAGCCCATTATTTTTAACTCGACTGAAGTTGGAGAGGCTAGAACTATAACTGTGCCAATTACAAATTCCGGAAACACCGGATTTAAAATTAATGAGATAACTATTGATCAAGACTCGACAGATTTTATTTTTGTACTAGGCTCAGGTCAAAATGAAACAACAACCTCATCTATTCAAAATATTACGATTAATCCAAATACCACCCATTCAGTTAAAATACGAGTTATCCCGACTGCGCTTGGAGTTAGAATAGCAAACCTAAAAATTAACCACACCTAATGCCGATTACATATATTAATCTTCAAGTTGTAGGTATTCCTAACACAAGCTCTAGTTTTAGCTCAGCCAATAAATATAGCTATTATGAGCCAGTTGATACTTATTCAACTGCTCAACTTGCGGTCTTAGAACAACTTAAGATTTATGGAGTAATTCCAAACTTTGACGTTGAAAACTTAATGACATTTGCACCATTGCAAGACCAAATATACGGTAAAGTTTTTATTGAAAATGGGGTTGAGGTCAATCGAAAAGTATGGGAGCCCGAATATTGGAAAAATCGTGGATTTATCGCACAAGAAGACGGCAAGCAGGTTGGATTTATTCCTTCATTTTTTACTAAAAACGCCCTAGATATTTCAGAATTAAAAATAGCAACGGATCGGTTAACTGTACCTAAACATCTGCCTGTCTTTATTTCAGCGAGAGAGGTTGTAGGAAAATATCGGGTATTATGGAAGCTAGATAATGTCACAGCTGCATCAAACCCTATTACTCTAGCCGAGGTTGAAGCTGGGTGGACCTTTATTTGGAGATTTGACCAAGAGGGAGAGTACGAGATATCTGGTACCGTGATTGACCTTTGGGGTAATGAACATCCTCTTCCTAGCAGAAAATTTGTCAAAGTTATGTCAAAGGAAGATTACCTTGATTATATAGAAAATCAACTAAACTCTAGAGAAATTACCTCAAGTCTAGCTAAAAATTCACTAACCGCAGACCGGCAGATGATAGATATTAACTTTGATGACTATACAATTCTGTCTGACGGTACAATTATTAATCGAACAGACGGCTCCGCAGTCGACTTAAGCGGCCAGTAAGCCTAAATTCTAAGTTTTAGTATAAAAGGGCTAGTTACCTATTATTTACGAGGTAATACTCTGCTAATAAATAACAAAAAATAGAAAAACAAATGGCTTTTGTTGCACTATCCTTATCTACACAAGAGATTCTAGAGACAACTTATGTTTCTGACATGCGAGTTATCTCAAATAGCAATATTGGATTGCTAAAAAGTAAGCTGCAAGATCTTGTAAACAATTTAAAAATCGATCTTTCCGATAAAAAGATCGGAGTAGACCCAGATTCTACACTAACTCCGCTTACAGAGTTAAAAACTAAAGTTCTAACTATCCAAAATGGACAGTTGTTCTTTAAAAATTCAAACGGTACCGCGGATTTAATTAAATTTGAAACCGAAACGGTAAATAACGCAACCGTTGGTAAAATTACAACCGGAACCCTTTCAGTAAATTCTTCGATTACCTCAGCCGGATTAACAATAACTGGTGCTTCAACCTTTACCGGTCAAATTACAACGAACGGGCAGGCAAACCTTGCCGGGTCTGTTAATATTACCGGAAGTTTTTCTAATAGCCAAGAAGAGGTTACAAAGGTTCTAACTGAGGTAACTGGTGCAAACCGCGCAAAAGCCGAGGTTACTCTAACTTCAACCAGTAAATCTTTAATTATTTTAACCCTAGATGCTAGTTCATTTTACAGTGGAGCAGCTTTCTCAAACACAATTACTGACGGCATCGATATTATTCTTAAAAACGATACAAATGCCCCAATTCGTAATGGTCAGCAATTTACAATCATGGTAAAAGCCATTACTTACGTAAGCGGTGGCACTACAACTTATGTTAGTGGAACATACGAAACCTTTGCCTCTACTAACGCTAATACGCATAAAATTAGGATTATTGGTCACGATTTTGCAATCATGGATCAAGATGCAGTTGGATTAGACGCTACCCACACAACACTGGCTACTCAATTTGTAGTTGGTTTGAGCAGTAACTTATTTAATTCGTCTGTTACTCTAATGAATGTTGGAACCATTAAAAACAGTGCAAACCTTCCAGCAAACTTTGGTGCGAACCAGTCAAGACTTGTTTTAGTTGGCGAAACAAATGCCATCTTTAACATTTAAAAATAAAAAACTAGAGCGCAAATGGCAGTTGCTCCCATTATAAAACCAATAACAACTAGAAAGGGGATATTTTATACCTTTCAAAGTTCGCTAGAAGACTTAACCCTATCTTTTAATAATAGCGGTAATCAATTTAAGTTTTCTAACTTTGTGCTTTTAAATTTACCAAATGCTGGTACCCCAGATGGAACCCCATCAGATAATAAATTATTTTTTAAGGCGCAGGGCGAAACTTTAATGACGGATCCACAGCTATTTAACCAAAGTAATCAAAATTATAATTTAGCACAAAGTTTTCAAAATTATGCCTTGAATTTAGAGGCTCTTTTAATATCACAGCAGAGTTATAATAGAGAACTTCCTCTCAATGTTTCAGAACGAGTTTTTTGGAAATGGTTAAAGGAGACCGGCGCCATTCGTTGGAGAGATGCAAACACACTAGAAACCCAACAAGTAGGAATATTTTCAGAAGAAGATGAAGCAATTGGCTCGTCTTATACAAAGGTTGTCCAATATATCGGAGAAATTGATATTGTAAATTCTTATAAAGGGCTAGAAAACTCATATAGCGAATTATATTTACATGTGCCAAATAACGTAGGGTCGACTCCCTATGTTCTCTTTAAATCAGTGACAGATGCTAATTACAAGCCGAATATGACAATAACACACAGCCCTGAACTTCCAGAAGACAGAGAAACTATTGTCGGCCGCCACTATAGCGATGTACATCCACAAGGATTAAGCCTAAACGCATTCTATGACTTAGATGATTCAACGGTGCTTTTAGAACAAGCCGTATATCCTGCGGGTACACTCTACACTGCGGGCAATTGGTTTCAGGGAACACTTAACAATTCTTACTATACAGACGGAACATACAATCAAGCCCAACAGACTTGGAAATATGACATTGCGGCTAACAAAAAAATTAAAAAGACTAAAACCACAAACGGCGTAGCTACCACGATTACATATTCAAGATCGACTCTGGATGGAGTTTGTGTTAATTTTAAAATTAGTGACTATTTAGTCGCAACACAAAATGCCAAAACCGCCTTTTCTGGATTGAATGACATTAATATTCAAAATAAAAACTTTGACTTTAACACAGTTTTAGTTTATTATGATGTAATTGACCCGGTAACAAAAGTATTAAAGGCAAAAAATTTATATGGAGTTTTATTCTTAAATAAACTTCAATCAAATGGGCTAGAGTTTGAAATACCCAGATTAACTAAATATAAACCAGACCCGCTAAGCAAAATTAATGGAAATTCATACGCATTTAAATTAAATGTAAAGTTTGATACTTCCATTGAAGATGTTGCAGTTGAACCAATCAAAAATATTAATGCAAATGCCGGATTTAGTCTAGATCTGTTTGTTGATCTAATGAATAGATTCCAAACGGTTTCGGCAAACCAACAAGCAAGATTGGATCAGTTTTCTCAATTACAAACCGACTGGGAAAAAGCCAAATCGAGTCTTTTAACAACGACTAAAACGGCTGACCTTGAATCAAGACTAACCAGTCTTGAAAAAGCCATACTAGCAAATAGCGCGCTATTCTTAAATACTAGGAATGTTGTTGAAAAAATTAATAATGTCGAATCCCAGCTCACTAACTTTGTTAAAGGCAAAACCTCGTTAGAGGTTGCCTACAATACCGATGTTGTAAAAAGCGGAAGAGGTATTGGAATTGGCCGAACTGTTAATAATCAAATTACCATTAATAATGAAACGCCGGACTACAATTTTGAAAATTCTCCGATTTTCGATATGTCTGCCGCTGGTTCCATTCCTCTAGTACCATTTAGTAATTATTATAGACATGAAAAAGCCGGTAGTTCTTATACTTTAACTGGAAATATTACCTTTAAAATAGATGATACTCTAACCCAATGGAAAAAGGGTCAAGTTCTAAGATTAGTATTTGCAGATCCAGTAATCATAGGAGGTTATACAATTACATTAGCAACTGATGCACTAGCCAGATCTGGAAATCTAGATTTTTCAAATGTTACACAAGCATACAATACACGCATTGGAATCTTAACAGATTACGGCTGGTCCAGCGATAATCGTCCAATTTTTGAAATAATCTGTGTAGATCCACTAAACTTGGACTTTAAAATAGATAGAATAAGATAATGGCGGGAGAAACTAATTCTTTATCGGAAATCTTAAATACACTAGGTGTACAAACTGCTAATGCGCAGGAGCTTATTGCAAAAATGAATCAGGCTCTTACCACAAATTCTAGCCAAGTTGAGGTTACTCAAATTGATCCAGAAAATCCAACCTCTACCACAACCATCCCGATTCCATCTATTGGATATATGAATGGTCGAATTGAGGAAATTGATACTAAGTTCAAAACATTAATCAATGCAAATAGCGGAGTAATAGGTATCAAAGATGATAGCGGCAGCGTTAAAAGATTTGAGCTTAACGATATTACTAAGACAATATCCGACTTGGAAAAAATCGGCGATGCAAGTGTAGGCTTACCAACCAGATTTAAAACCAAAAACAACTGGTTTTTTGAAAGCTTTTTAAGTCCGCTTCTCTACGTACCAATTGACGTAACTAACTATGTAACAGAAGATATTTCTAAATTTGAAGTTAGAAGAGTTATCCTAAATGTCGGAGAGAACACAGAGTTAATAACTTACTTTGATAATAATTTTAAAGGAAAAAATAATATTACCTACTCTTCACTATTAGAAAATTTGATTAATAGCGGAATCTCCTATTTTGAAGATACTAATATTGTTGATCTGCCTGGTGCAATTAATAGATATAGAGGAATATTTAAGGTTCAAGTTATTTCTGAAATTACTGTCCCTGAAACTATAAACGGGGAAATACTAAGCTATAGTAAAATCAAGTATGTTTTAGATAAACTTGATTTTGTTGACGTAACCGGTTCTACGCCAGCGGCTCAACGCAGAGAAATTACAGCAGGCACTCGATTGATAACCGAAGAAAATTCAGAATATTTAGTAGAATCTGTTGATACTAAAGATAAATCAGTTATTTTAAAAAGAGTTTTTGGATCAGATGGAATCACTCTATTTGAAAATCTAAGAATTAAACCCGAAATCTACAGATCACCTATTCTTGCAGTAAACATTGGCTATAATGAAAGAGAGATAATCTTTATTAAACCCATTAGTTCAAAAATGGATCTAACTGTTGATTTTATTTCAAATGGATTTGGAATCTATACTAATGAATTACAGATAACTTTACAAAGTGGCCAAAACTTAACCTTAAACGAATACTATAATAATTTTGTAGCAGACTTTGGGTTGTTGTTTTTGTCATTTGCAAAAGAAAAGAAATTACCAAATGCATTAGGGTTTCAGCCAAATTCTCCGATCCTTACTTCTGCAAACTTTAAAGTATTACAGATAGATTCTCACTTAACAAATACCGATTCGGCCGCATCTGTCAAAAATCTAATTTCTCAAAAAGAAACAATTAATTCTAATTTAAGAGAACTTGATAAATCTATTGATATTCTTAAAAAGACAATTAACTCGTCTGGAAATCAAAATGATGCTCTAAGATTAAAGGCTCAATCTGATCTAAATAATAAAACTTCGGCTAGAGCCCAGGCCTTTTCTCAACTCTCAACCGTTGTAAAGGAGCTTTCGCTAAATATAAAGACCACTCCCGAATTTAGCGCCTCTCCAAAATATAGAGTTAGAGGATTTTGGGATATTCCAGCCGATATTAACTCTCCATATGGACTACAAAGAGTTGTTCAATTTAAAATTGCATACCGTTATCTTAGTTTAGATAAAAACGTGTCTGCTGCTGACCCAATTACATTTACGGATGCAGCAGGGGTTCAAAGAACCGGATATTTTTCTCCATGGACAGAAAAGCTGACAAAGCCCAAACAAAAAGCATTTAACCAAACTACCGGTTTATATGAATGGTCTGAAGAAAATGTTGCTGATCCAGAATCAGTAAATGTTAACCAATTAGAAATTGATATAAGAAAAGGGGAATCAGTTGAGATTAAAATTAAATCTCTATCTGAAGCAGGGTTTCCTGATAATCCAGTCGAGTCAAATTGGTCAGCCCCCATTATTGTTGATTTTCCAGCAAATATTCAATCTTCCGAAGAGGCTTCTCTTATTGCTCAACAAGCAATGGCAGATGAAACTAGAATTTCTCTGCAGGAAGAATTAAATGCAAGGGGGTTAGATTTACACCTAGCTAGTGCATTTACAAGCAAAGACAAATATTATTCGCACACAACTGATTCAATTGCATCAGGTTTCTTTTTGACTGACGGTACAGCGATTTCGCTCTACGAAAAATTAAAAGAAATTTCAGATTCATTATCAGCAATTAAAACTTCTCTTTCTTCTGCAGCACCTGAAATGCTGGTTAGTATTATTACACCAGAAGGAAGCGAGCTTCAAGTAACAAAGGGTCAAACCGTTGATCTTTTTGCAGGGTACTATGTAGATTCCGCCAAGCTAGCGGACGGCTCCCTTGATAAAGGAAAGATTGTTTCTAAAGAATATCAAATTAAAATTAGAAATGCTTCGCAGACCCCGCTTGAATTATATTCAACGCTGGGCGGAGCAATTGGTGTTGAAGCACCAACCTCTTTTCCTGGTGCAAATACCGATACCCAGTACAATTCTTTTTTAAGATACGATAAAGTTCCTTTAAATATCAATGGAGTATCTACTGCCGGGTTTGCGGCTTTTACACAAAAAACAGGATATCAATCTGCTCAAGTAAAAAGTCAGTTTGTTTATTCAAGATATTTTAGTGTGGATAACGGAAAGCGCCTCTATTATGGAGATTTAATTGATACTTCTCTTATTACATCTACCATAAATCAAAACTCATATTTTACAAACCAAAACTATGCTTTTTCTAACACAACGAATGCAGTATCTGGCAAACCTAATTATATGGGAGGCCATTATCTTCCATCGACCCCTTCTGGAGGAAGTGCAGCTGAGGTATGGAATGGAACAGTTACCAACGGCCTAGCCGTAGGCGGTGGAACCCTAAGCGAGTTCTGCATTCACAAAGATCACCCTTTACTTAAAAACTTAGGAATAACAGTTAATACATTTACTACTAACATTTTCCTAGGCCTAAGCACAACCCCAGCTTATGAAATTAATCCAGAAACAGGCAATTCAATAACAAATACTGCTCAAAAATATTTGCCTTTTTCGCATGCGGTTCATTTCAATACGAGTGAAGAGGCAGCGGTTAACGAATTTGGAGTACCTAACTATGCACAAGCAGAGCGGGTTTCGCCAGTTTCTCCATCCGCTCACAGCAGTGTTCTCTATGCAGCCTTAAATACCTTCCCAATAAAATTAGGGTTCTCAACCGGGGACGACTTTTTAATAGGTAAAAAGACTTGTGGTGCCTACTTATTTATGATGCCACAGTCCTATGCGGCAATTTCAGTAGACGGGTCTAATCCAAGGTCTTCAAAAAGAAAGGTTTCAGCCGGGGTCGCTGCGTCAATAACTATACCAGTCGTTTTTCAATTTAGAACAACTGATAAAATTGGTGAAATTGGAGGATACTCAACAGGTCAAAAATTAACAAATATTACGTACTGTAAAATAATTGGGCTAGACATTTACACAAATGGTCAATGTTTTGAGTTCGATATTAAAGTTAGCGGAAAGCACCAGCGTGATACAATTATCACTTCACCTACGATATTTACGCCAGTTTCTTCATCTGGCGCCGGGGGTGGAGGAGTTTACATATCAGACTTAACCGATATTCTCAAAAACTCAGCATTTAATTTGTCCGCAAACTCTTCGCTTACTACGTAATTTAAAAATTGAAAGAAGAGCACGTGGCAATATCTTATACAAAGATTACACCGTTTGATACAGCGTTTAGTTTAGTTAGGACCAATCCTAAATTGACAGGAAATGTCAAACTAATTGTAAATTCTAGTCAAAGCCTGTTTTTTGAATCAATTGATGCGGCTCCAGAATTAGCTAAAGATAAGTATAAAGCCTATCCAATTGATCCAACGTCTCAGCACGATACTAATTTATACAAATACTTTAGTAATGGAAATACGCCAGAGTCTATTGTTTTTGCTGTAAAAACTAGCGTTTCGCCAGGGGCAACCTCTTCTAATTTTGCAGATCAGTATGATTTTTCTGAATATTTTGCTGGAGCCAGATATTGTTCATCTAAAAGTTATTCAGAAAAATTTAAATATTTTGCGCCACTTTATCTAAATAAAGATTTACCTGAAAAATTTGTTATCTTTAAAATACCCGGGTCAAGCAATTTACCCATTTCTCAAACTAAAGCAGCCTATCCATATAATAAGACAGCGCATCTTAAAAACATATTAGACAACGCTCAGATAATTAAAACCTTTGATCTTGGAGTAGACTCTAGAGTGGGAAAATATATTAGAAAAATGCAGAGCAATCCGCAGTATCCTAGTGATACTCTAAATTTTCCTTTTAATAAAGGCCGCCTTGCAGCCTATTCTGGTATAGCGTATAAAGCAGGGTGTTATACAGAAAAATTTGAAAATCTTCAAGATTTAATTATCGGGGGTAAAACTCTTACTGACTTTGAAGAATATGTGACCCTTGGCTATGAAAGAAACGCTTTAATTTATCCATACATCTTGAATCTTGAGTTTTTATTTGATGATACCTCAGATGACTTTAAGTTTAACCGATACTTTGGAATTTACTGTAACACAGTCGATCTATTAAACTTAGATTTTGATCTAAGCGATCATGCTGCGCTGGGGCTAAATGCACCAACCATAATCGATCCAAATATTTATGAATATGCTCAACTACCATTTGTTCAAAACAATAACGGCGGGCTCGATTTAAAATTTCATTCGGTCCCAACTGCAATCTCAACCGCATTATCCTCTCTAGATGGAGCTGGAATTTTAGCGCTAGAAGACAAAGCAGGTAACTTACACAAAATTAAGTCATCCGATTCTACAAATTTGAGAGTAAAAATTTCAACAGAATCACTAGACATTTCGCTATTACACGGGCCAACTGAAATATTTTTAGAAGATAAAGCAGACTATACAAAGTCGGGAATTAAATCTTTTATAGAAATTAAACTCAAAGAAGTCCCAAATCACCTTGATAAAATAAGGATCTATTACCCAAATGGAAAGAATGTTAACCAAAATTCTAAAGGATTTGAAACCATTACCGCTGTTTCAAATTTCTCATATAATGGATCGCCTTTAATTGGAGCACTAGCCGTCTATGATCAATTTGGTCCCGATCAATTTTTTTATAGCTGCGATAAAGTTTATGAAATTAATGAAACTGGAATTTCAGTAAGCCAATTTGCCGCAGGGGCCTCAACCATTACCCTATCAACCGCAAATGCGTTAATTACGGTAGGCTGTACAGTTTCGGGAACAGGTCTTACAGATGGTCAAACCATTATTGCAAAAAACGGTAATACTTTGACCCTGTCTGCACTGACTACCGCCGCGCACGGAGGAACCTATTCTTTTACAAAGGAACAGGCGGTTGAAACTCAACTTATTTCAATTGCTGACTCAATCGCTAAGTCAGTCAATGCTATTCAAAATAGTGGATTTACCGCGTACTCACATAATAATCGAATTTTTATTATAGTAAATACACAAGGAAACGTTTCACTTGAATATGCGGCACAATATATTCCATCGACAGATTCTCCAAAGATTTTAATATCTGGTAATGAAATTTATAAAAAATCTGCAGCTGTACTATTAGGAAACTCAAACACAACTCAACTTAATCTAAATACTAGTGACTACATTGTATACGGCGAGGCCGTTCCTAGCATAAATCAGGTTTCTTATCCAATTGGATCACTAATTGCAGACTCTGGTATAAAGACGTTAAGTTTTGGTCTAGGTAATCTCGATCAAACCTTTTTGATAGGGTGCCCTATTGTAAACTTTGAACCAGGCACAGACGCCAGATCACACATTTCAATTGATGGCCAATATTTTAAAAAAATACAAGCCAATAAAGACGATATATTAGTCCAAGCGACCGCCGGTTGGGTTGAAATAGAAAATATTGTTAAAAGTATAGACTATATTAATCAGTCTGCCTTTAATACAGAAGCTGAAAAAATTGCGGCGGTTACATATTACGATAATAAAATTAGCGTTTTAACTGAACAAGGAACCGAACCTCTTCTAAAATTTGGGTTAATTCAATTTAAAAAGAAATTTAAACCAGCCGTTTCAGCCTTATCAATTATTCCAATTAAGGATTTTGATTTTAATAAAATCGACAGTCAATATGCAGCGGTTCAATTAAGTGATATTTGGAAATCCTCATTTATTCCAGAAGGAATCAACATGATAAATCTTGGAAAATCTGCATATCGGGTCCTAAATGGTAGTCTTAAAATAGAAAACGTTACATATAACGACGGGGATCTTATTGAAAAATCAAATACTCCAAAAATTGTTAGTTTTACTAAAGTAACCGGCGATCCATTTGTTATACCCGCGATATCTCTTACGGCTCCCACATATGATGTTGAATTAGCCGAATCAAATCCAGATATTTTGGATTTTAAAGGATTTTTTACAATCACTTCTGACTATGCAGAGGTTTCTCCAAATAAAACTAATTCATACATTTACAGAGATAAATTTACCAGTGGAAAAATTTCATCCGAATACGATTCTAATTATGAAAGATATTTAATAGAAAACGCTGGTAAAAATCGACTTGTTAACTATATTTGCAAATGGGGAGCAGACGGCTCGCTTGATGCAAGGTCTAATCCGTATAGGCTTAACTCAGATACAGTTTTTGGAGTAAACAATTTTTCGCCGGATCCAAATAAGGTTGAACCAGAGTCAAGTTCAATGACTCATGAGTGGTTCTATATTGAATCTCTCTATGATTATGTTAACGATATAACCGCGGCGGCTCAAAATAAACTTTATTTTGATACACCATTTGATTTGCAGGCGGCGGTAACTCAACCCGGATATTTTGAAGATTATTTTATTTTTACCCCAGCCTATTTAAATAGTGGTATATCTACCCCTTGCGCCAGAACCCAATATAGATTTTCTCAGATAAAAAATGATAGACTTACGGGTCTAGCCAAAACAATTTTTAAAGGAGTTAAATTTGTATTTAAAGAAGTTGTACCAAGCTCTGTTGAAAAAGAGATTTCAGGTGCACTAAAATATGTTAGAGAAGCTAGCCGATTTAAAGGATACCGATTTAGTGCAATACTAAAGGTAATAGAAGATAACCCCTATTCTGGAGAAAATCCAATTAAATTTAACTTTATTGAATCTAGGGATTTTCGGTTCATAACCCTAGTTGTTGAATTAAGGCTTAATCATAGGGTGCCTGCCCTAACCTCAATCGTACCCAACACGGGTAATCCAAAAAGTCTTGTCATAACTAAGACTGGCAATCTTTTGCCAAATGAACAACATGTTTTTAATAACGTTTCTTCATCATTTGCTGATTATAAACTAAATCGCACACAAATAGGGAATTTAGCGATTTCTGATATAACTTTAGCATTTATGTATTATGCTAAACACAAAAAATATAATACACTAAATACAAGTTATAGTAGCATCAATTTAGTTAATAGTTTAGATCTATCTAGACCTACAAATTATGGTGATCGAGGCTTGCCGTTTGTACCTACTCTTGATAAGGGCACTGGCATTCAAATCGTTGATGAAATAAGTCAAGTTAAAAACGATACCATGTTATCGTATAAAGACGAGGCATCGGTAAAAACAGTTGCCGCAGTTTATCCTGAAAACTTTACATTAGAATTTCCAGTTGATGTACCAGAACCTGGCCAAGACACCCCAGGACAAAGTTTAAACCCCGTGTCTTTACCGGGTGGAACTACTGAGGGGATAACAACCACTGAAACCAATACGTATGGAGCAGCCGGCACTAGCATTTATCCTTTTATTAAAAACGGAATCATCGCATCAAATAGTGTTAAGTCATCAACAGTAAATCAACCACTAATTGTGGGAAGTACACTCAACCCGGCTGTTACCGCAAGTGTTGAAGGCGGTTCTTCTACAGTCGTGCTAAGTTCAAGCCCAGCTACTCCAATTTTAAGTAGATCAGAAATCGATATTGCGGGTTGGACCCAATTTGCAACCAGTGTCGTTGCACTAAATGGAACCACGATTACTATATCTAAGCCAATTAAATCAAATATTAAAATTCAAAATCACAGAGCAGACACCACTAACGGCAGCTCAAATATTCAGCTGGTTACTGGCGTAAACTATGATATTGAAAATTTTGGAAATGCTCCAATTAATGAAACTGGAATTTTAGTAAGCCAATTTGCCGCAGGAGCCTCAACCATTACCCTATCAACAGCAAATGCCAACGTGATTGTTGGCTGTACCGTATCGGGTACAGGTATTGCAGCTGGTACAACGATAACAGGAAAGGCCGGTCTTAGTTTAACCTTATCTACGGCGACTACTGCCCAAAGTAGCGGAACTTATACTTTTACCAGAACCTGGCCAAATTACTCAGATTCCAATAAAGTATACGTAACTGGAACAGGTATTCCATCAAATACATACGTTATTAGAATTGATAATACTGAGCTTGATGCAAATGGTGAGCCTAGACCTTTGGTTAAGCTTTCTGCAAATGCAACAGCCTCTGGAGTAGGTGTTACGGTAAGATTTTTTCAAAAAAATACCGCAGCTGCCGTAAACTTTTACCCATCCGACATTAAACATGCAATTGCAGTTCAATCGAGAGTCCTAGAGGTAGGAGGAACTCTATCAAACGTAATTGATATTTTAGAATTAAAAAATGCTACAACCGGGGAGCTAGGTTATACTACTCCAAATGCGCAGTTATTTAATAATGAAACAAATAGTACGTTTGGAATTTTACCCTATCCAGGAAATGGAAATACTGATAAGAGATTATTGAGAATTATTGATCAGATCATTTATCGATTGGATAACCAGTCCGGTATTTCCGAGATTTTACCAACTGGGGTCGTCATGTCGTCTGACTTTGGTATAGGCGAAATAACATTTGCAAAACTGCCATTTTTTGAAATCGAAAACAACGCACCGGTCGTTAAATTTAATGACATTATTACACGAGCATTAGCGATTCCAGCCTTTGATTTAGACTACTGGCAAACCAAAAACTTTGCCCTATTATTAGGAGGCGAATCCTACTATAGCGGATTGTTTAAAAGGTTAAGTTTTGCTGAATTTAAAAGATCTTTAGAAAGAGGGGCGTCTAATATTACATACACGACCTACTCAAATGGAGTAAAAACCACCGGTGAATTTTACATTGAGATAGAAGAGGCAACTCTTGTTGAAAAATTAAAACTGCCGACAGTTACTCCCGTTAATATTCAATTGACTCAAGCCAAAACTTCAGGAAATAAACAGGATTCTAACCTGGTTGGATATACCGCAACGGAGTCGTATTTGCAAAATCCAATATTTTTAAGACGGCACGGCGCAACGTATTCTCCAATTTTTAGAGAAGTAACTGCATTTATGCCAGATACCCTATTAAACTCTGAGATGATAAAGGATGCAAACTGTAAATTTAACCCGGCCGCAAACCGCTTCTTTGAAGTTAAAGGGTTTGAACACATAAAAGTTTCTGAAAATAAAATTCTAGACCTTGAAGGTAGTGACAAATACAGTCCAACCTTTGAATTAATTGGGGAAATTCCAGTTTCAACTGGCGATCTATATCTTCTTGCCTCAAACTGGGACTATGGGTTTCATTTAGAATACATCAATAAAATGGAGTCGATCCCAGCATATGGTACCCGTAGGATTGCAGAAGATTCATATTTTATGGCAAAGCTTGTATCTTTACCAGACCTAATTGAAGTTGACGACCTAACCTCAAAGGAAGTTACCGAATTTCCAAAAATATCGGATGACTATATTAACCGTGGGGCAGATATTTTGTATAAGGTAAATAAGGTAGATTCCCAAATTGATATAAATCTAACAAATACTGTTGCTGCTAAGGTTATGAACCTTGGGTTAGCTACACAAATTCAGGAGAGCTTTGGTATTAATATTGCAGAAAGGAACCCAGAAATACTTGGTTCTTATGATTTTAATTCCTATGTTAAAAGATATGCAATCGAAAACATTTTACCAAATTACGCGATTGATCAACTTAACCTTTGGTATCTTGAGGACAAGGGCGAGCCTACTACATTAGAAATTGTTCAAAAAACCGCAGCGGATCGCCTAGCACTTGGATACAAGAAGTTAGAAGGAGCCCAAATAAATATTAAAAACGGCCTTGCTGTACAGTTGATAATTCCACTAAAAACTACCGGTAAGATTAGTTTAGCAATTGAACCAAAAATGAAATTTATCTAAAAAATGCCAGTACAACTCAATCTTAAAGAGGTTTTTACAACTGATAGCCAAGCCGTATTGGCAGGCAAGCTTAATTTTAACTTTACTAAATTAATTGAGCTAGGTATTGGCGCGGCCGGCCCCGCTGGCCCAGCCGGATCAGTAGGAGGAGTCGGCCCAGCCGGTCCGATCGGACCGCGTGGAGTAAAAGGTTCCAGAATCTTTACAGGAGTAGATCAAACCGCAAACACGACTGGAATACAGGATGATATTTTTATCACTGCCGGTGGTAAGTTTTATTCAAGATCGGCGACCTCTTGGGACCAGATTTTTGATATTAATGCTCTACTTGCAGTACAAAGCGACCTATTTTTAAATAGCAAATTATTTACAATTAGTGATCAAGATCCAGCCTTTACTACATCCACTAAAAAGAAAAATTATAGTATTGTTAGATTTTTAAAGAATGCCGGCTCCGATCTTGCAGCAGTAAATCCAGGTGGTATAAATTATGGAGCCTCTGCTGCCACTTATAATAATGCAACTCTTTTTTTAAATAATTTTGATCTAGACGTATACAAAAATAATTTTCTTGCAAATACAAGCGTTGATAGTTTGATCACAGACGTAAGTAAAGCCATTACTACAATATATTCAAATTTCGTTACCACCTCAGATGATTCAGCAAGTCGATACCATATCCAGCTGGGTTCTCTCTATAAGTTGCCAAATGAGCAGCATAAAATGAGCGCGGCTGAAAATAATCTTAGAATAAAACACGCGCTTGTAAATAATACAACTGCGTCGCCTGCCGTCGCGTATTTTTTATCCGAGTTCAATACAGGAGGCGATGAATCGTATACAAATTCAGTAAATGGTGCAACCTCCGCCTTTAAGTTTAGGGCTTCACAAATGGATGGGTCTGCGCATAATGGAGTTACGCTGTATACCGGAGGTTCATCTGCTATCCAAAGTATTGCTGAAAATGATGCGCTATTTGGTACAAACGGAATTTTAATTGAACGTGCAACCTCTTCGTTAAAAACCAGACTTGCCATTGGAATCAATTCATCAAACGAGGCGAGCTTAATTACAAAAACAAAATTTGATATTCTCTCAACTGGAGATATTTCAATTGGAGTATTTGGTTCAGCTACAACTGATACTAAAAAGATTGTGGCTAAGCGGTTCGGCAACACTGACAAGACCACTGCACTAGGAATTGGTGGAATACCCAACTCTTCAGTATCTGTGTATGGAACAAAGACAACCGCCGATGCCGTATCCGATACTCGATATTTAGCCGATCAGGTTAATATTGGAACCATGACAAAGAACGGCCTTCCTCTAAGTGGAAACGAATTACCCGAAGTGTTTAAACCCAGAAAAGTTTTGGCCGGTTCTGGAAATGATGCAATTGCAGCGCAATTAGCAAGTTATTTAGGATTTAATTCATATTTTGACGATAATGGAAATATGAGATTTACATATAGAGACGATAATCCAGGAAATTCAGACTATGGAACAGGTTCTGCTTTTATAACTACTCGAGATGGCAGCCTGCATATGGTTGCTTTCTCAAATGATCCAGCACTAGTTGATACAAATTCTGCCTCAAATACAAACGAATCAGTATAAAATAGAAATAAAGGATGAAAACATTAAGTTTAGCAAATATTCTCAAATCAATTAAATTTACCGTTACCCGAGATGGAAGAATGGGAACCGGCAAATTTAATTACTATGAGGACGCAACAGGGGATGCAATAGTATCTAATCCAACTTCTCACTTTATGCTTAATGGCTCATTAAGTTTACCGAGTGTTGCATATTTTGGAAGTGAAAAATCAGGTAATTTAGAACTAAACAATGGGCACTATGCGGTTTACATAGGATCTACTAGTGAAATCGGTAATAATAACACCGCAGTATTTTTACCAGAGCCATCCGCTGCAGTTTTACATAGAACGTATGTTATTGTAAACCAAAAGAGCTCAACTATTCCTGTTAAATTTACAACCAGCGTTACTACCGCAGTTGAGTCATTTACTATGGGTGCAACCACAATTACGCTTTCTGCCAATAATGCAAACATTGTAATTGGCTGTACCGTATCGGGTACAGGTATTGCAGCTGGTACAACGATAACAAATAAGGTTGGTCTTGTTTTAACCTTATCTGCAGCGACTACTGACGAAAGTAGCGAAACCTATACATTTACCAGTACTATCCCTGCTATTACACTGTCTGCCCTACCTTCGACCACAGATGGAATTACAACTGTTGCAAATTTACCAATTAATTCAGTTGTTGTGCAGTGTCAAAGAACCTCTCGTGCATTAGTAAATCCTCAAACTTATACTTGGAGAATTATTTCTGCAACTTACGCGCCAGCCGTTGGGGCAGCGGCAGGCGCAACTACATACCATGGAGGTATATTTAAAGTAAATCTTTTAAGAACAACTGGAGTTTCTATTTCAGCAAGCACCCTTTCTTCGTATATTTCAATTACGCTAAACGGCGCATCGGGTATTCCAGTAACCGGCAATTCAAACCAAATTATTAGACAATATACAAGCGGCCAAAATGTCAGTGTTTCAATTGCATCATCTCTTCCTTCAGGTTACACCTTTTCGTATTGGAGAAAAACGTCACCAACACCCATGACCACTGCTTCAGCAAGCCAGCCCTTTACCCAAGAGCTAGCTAATGCAACGACATCAGGCAATACAACTATTACCGAAATTGAGTTAGTATTTAGTTATAGTGCTCCAGTTTCCAGCCAAACTTACTATGGCGGCGGAGGCGGTTTCGGAGGCTTCGGAGGCGGCGGTGGCGGCGGCTATAATCAATCTTAAAGATGAGTTGGGGTGGAAGCTCACCACTACATAATTATCCAATTGCCCTAAGCTTATAGGGGATCACCTGGCCTCTTTCTAAAGTTGACTTAATATCCAATAGAATATTAGAATTAAAGCCACTAGAGTGATTCAGGAGCTTATTAGCAACAATCGAGGCTAGCGCCAATTCAAACAGTTTTTTATCCTTTATTTTTTTAACCGAAGAAATAACTAAAACATTGGTCTTTGCAGAAAAGTCAGTAATTTCAGGCTTTACCTGAGTCAGTAATTCGTTAAATTCACCATCCTCACAATCAAATTCGTTAATTTGTAGAAGATGGTCGCTTTTAATCAAAAATGGCACCGTCTTTTGTTTAGATATTTTCCAAATATGGTTTAGCGTCGATTTATTTTGGGTGGTTGCAATATAAATTGTATCAAGTTTATGAATTTTGGATGAATTAAAATAGAGTCTAGTATAGGCTAGCTTATCTAGTATCACGTCCAAGTATTCAGTTAGAGTTTCTGCTAAAAAGGTTGAGGCCATTCTTAAAATTTCTACTCCCCTTTCCTCATGATTTCTAGTCAACGAGGCAATAATTTCCATTACATGGCGCTCGTTCTTTTTAAAATTATATCCAGAATCATATACTCCTTTATCAACAATTACTGTGTTTAAATTTAGATAGTTGAAAAGTATTTCGTGAAATCTAGAAAAAGATCCAGATTTTAGTGAGGCAAGGTACTTTTGCTTGGCCCCTAACATAATATACGTATAGTATTCAAGGTCCACGTATTTTGAATTGGCCAGCCAGAGTGGATCCAGGACTGGCTCATGGAGATTAGTCTTCATGGTGCCGGATCTTTATTACTATTTATTTAAAGTAGCAACCGGGCCAAACTTGGATAAATAAAAAGAAAGCGCAATTTTTGATGCAGACCGTCACGCTAAAGCTTATTCCAGATGCCTCTAAATCAAGTCTGACTTTTAGCAGCAACTATCGACTCTTTTCAACCAAAGAGCCCCTGCCAGGAGCATACTCTATTACCCAATTTATTGATGACGTTGATCTAAACGGCAACGATCCAAACTATTTAATCAAAAAATTTAGATATTCAACTGACCGTGGAAACTGGTCTCTGTGGTATACCACTGCAGATATTACGGCCCTAACTTTTAATAATTCAGATCTTTTTGTTGAATTAAAATATGAATACAACGATACAACGCACAATCCTCTTGCTAACCCAATTGTAGTAAATGAAATTAAATTTAAAGTAGTCACAGCGGATTCTGCGCCCAACCTATTTACACCAAGTATTACATGTAGTGATGAAGTTTGTCCAGCTCTTATTTCAACAGGCACAATGTCATTTAATCCATATGCCGCCGATCAAGCTGTAAATATATTTAAACAACTAAGCTTTAACACAAATAAACTATTTGGGCATGAAGTTATCTATTTTAAAACTGAACCCGACCGAGACTCTGCTGACTATGTTTTCAAAGAGTGGACGCTATTTAAAACAATTAGTCGAAAGTGTATTAAGGTCCTTGTACCCGGAAATAAATTTCCAGACAACAAGCCCACATATGCAGAGTTTGGCGTTGATTTTGAGATGCCATTTGAAATCCATCTCGATCACCAATATTTTCAAACAATCTTTGGCGCAACCGCGCACCCTCGTAAAAAGGATTTTCTCTACTTTCCACTAACTAATCGAATGTACGAAATACAGGGCACATATCTCTATCGGGGTATTATGCAAGAACCCGTTTATTGGAAAATTCAATTGGTAAAATTCCAACCAAACATTGATATGATGATGAAAGCCGAAGACCGTACGTTTTTAGATAATATTATTACAAGCACAGATGAGCTTTTTGCAGACCAAATGATTGAAGAAACCAAAGACGCAGTAATGCCTCAACAGTTTAAAACCATTTCAACCCGATTTGATGAAACTCGCAAAGCACTCCATCCAGATCTTAAAATCAAACAATTAGCCCTAACCTATAATTATTCACCGCTAATTCAATATTATTATGAAAGTAAAAGTGTTCCAAGCGAGCCAATTAAAGTTATTCCAGCTACTCAAAATTTTACAAATAAGTCTGTTAAATACGAAGATCCCGCAACCAAATTTACCCTCATTGCATACGAAGAATCTAACCTTTTTTCACTATGGGCAGGGTATCGATTAACAACTTATGATTTGAGCGCTGGGGCGCCTATTAAAATTAGAGGCCCATACAATTCAGGAGATCCGCTATTGGGCCGATATATTAAAATTGAAAGGTATGCCGATTCAAACTTTTTTACCCCTAGCCAACTTGCTTTCCAAGAAGACGCCGGCGGCCACATTAATATTTTAACTAGAGACTATGGGGTTGTTTATAATGAACTTGGAAAATTAGCGGATGATAAATCTAATCTAACGTTTTTTGCACTATTTAAAATTAATTCTCTTACGGGTTCTATTAATTTTATTGACGCGTGTGACAACATTCAAAATAAAGGGTTAAAATTAAGTGCCAGCGTCGTCCCAATAAACAATTCCACCAATAAAAACGTAACGGTAAGGCTTGAAATAAATTCAACTCTTACTCAATTTAATCAAGTTACCCTTGAAATTGATAAATGGTATGCAATATTTGTACCCATCTCTAGCCAATTTAAACAAACCGCGCTTACAATCTATGGATTTGCACAGGACCCAGCCAATTCAAACAACTTTAACGATATTACTCAAATCCATAACTCGGCAAAGATTTTAACCGGGGCAAATTCATTTGATTTTAATATTAATGATAATTTTAGACTAATCTCCTCATCAATTGATATTGCAAACATTAGAGTATTCAACACGATGGTGCAGGAGGAAGATCATGACTTTGTGATTAGCCAATTGTTTATTAGAGATGAATCGATTCTTAGAATAATTGATAACTGCCGGCCTCGCCTAAATATTCCTTACATAGGTATAAACAGATAATAAATATTTTATGATCCTAGATATTAAAAATAGAGAACATGTGCAAGCCGCACAATTCGTCCTAACCGTTGATTTCTTTTCGAATAAATCAATTCAACAGCTTGCCGAAAGGGCACAAACCGCACTACACCGAGAAATTGAAATTGGTGCAACAAGAGATGCATGGAAACCCATTCAAGAAAATGGGGCCAGAATAACTAATCTCTATAATAATGGCTTTAAAATGAAGAGACTGACAATTGGGCCGGTCTATTATTACGAAGGGGTCAATGCGCTAATTAAATCCTTTAAATTTATTGAGGAAAACGGCTATACCAATGAATTATGTAAAGCCAAAATTAATTTGGGATTTTCTAAAATGAATGAGGGCGCTAGGGTTACTCAGCTAAACAAGTTTAAATTTTTGCTAAGCTTCAACGAAGCCAAAGCCTTTGAACTTTGGCCACAAGAGATCCGATCTAGCAAGATCTATAAGCACTCAGTAAATTTAATATACCCTAAAAATAAATTTATTGCTGAAGCAACTGTACCAAGTGGAAGTTATTCTTCCCAAATGGAGTTTAGTTTTCCAAGATCAAAACAGTTTGGAATTGACTTTGAAAAAATCTCAGAAGGTTTTATTACAGTCAAATATATTGGCGGTAAAGACTACGAGAAAAAGCCTACACAAGCGGTTGAGCTCCTAAATTTAGTTATAGAAAATCTCTTTACGACACTAAAATCAAATTCAATCTATTCAGAGACTGAGAGGGCTAAAATTAAAGAAATTTTAACTGAACAAAAGTCACACCTTTCGGGTCTTAAATCATATTCAGTTTTTTCAACCAAATATCCATTAATTAACTTAACAATGGACATGGATCCAAGACCACAGGTGCTTGAGTCAAAGTTTAATCTTATTAGAGAAAAACTCTTTGATCTTGTGACCTATGGCGGCTTGGTTCGAGGAAAGGTTAATTACAATTCTAGTTCAAATCAGGTTGAGGTTTTAGAGGGCCGAATTAAAAATGGATTTAACCTATCAAATATTGTTTTTGTTGATTCGTCAATCCAGGCAGAGCTCTCCAGCTGTACTCTCTTAAACTGTAAAGTCAGGAGTTCACGACTTTTAGAATGCACACTATTTGATAAAAATGATATTAGATATTCTAGCCTCTCCGATTGTAATTTTAATCAAGCCGGAATCAATACTATTCAGCAATCAACAATTAAGGGCAAGCCCACCATGCAGGTTTCTGCAAATTTAACCGAATGTCTCGTTGTAGGATCGCCATTATCATACCACTCAACTAAAGATTCTAAGACAGAAATTGCTCTTTAAGAAGAGAGCGTTCTGGTTAATAAATAACAAAAACAACTGGGCATAGATGGGAGTCTACTCTAATTTAACCAATATTACAGATTTATCGGATTCGAGTTTGAGCTCAAGTATATTGACCTCCAATCAGAACTTTGATAACTTACAGGAGGCAATCCAGTCATTTCTTACAGCGATTTCATTTGACGAGACCAATAATAATATCTCTGTAAATCAGGTTCAGCTGACAACGTTGACAGCCGGCTCATCAATTAGGGTTGTGCAAAACGGCTCCATTAAAATGGAGGTGGACGCAGATGGTGTCCTAACTACCCAATCTGCTCTCGCTAATCTTTTTCAAACTCCTCTACTTAGACTCCAGGATAATACCGGTAAACTTGCCTCGGCAGGTATTGTTGGAGATGTAATCTATGCAAATGATACCGCACCAGCCGGCGAAGGTTTCTATGGTTATACTGATGATAACGGTTGGGTAAAATTATCAAGCGGCCAAGCCGCATCCGGTCCAGTTGGAACGGCCTTTACCGGCATTGCAAATTCACAAGGCACCGTAATATTTGGTGCAAGTAATGCAACCGATACACTTGCGTTTGAAGGATCCGGGGGTACAACCATAACGCTGGACGCGCCAAATAAAAAGATAATCGTTAGTTCTGCCCAAGCAAATACTAATTCATTTAGTCAAATTGCAAATGCGGTAGGAAATATTCAGTTAAGCGCAATTGCACCCGAAAGCACATTAAGAATTGAGGGTACCGGAGACACAACGGTTTCATTTAATAATGCAACCAATAAGGTTACTATTAATTCACCTGTTCAAACCCCAGGCTTTTCAAAGATTGCAAGTGCAAGCGGAGCAATTCAATTCGAAGCTGCCTCTGTTAATGATATAATCCGAATTGCTGGAGAGGGCGGCGTAAATGTTAATTTTAATCCTACTACAAAACAGGTTTCAATTTCAGTTGATCAAGATGCAATTGATGCAGTGTCTTCATTTATTGTAAGCAACGACGGCGTTGATATTGCAGCAACTGATCCTGCTACTAACTTGGTCAAGATGGAGCGGATTGACTTTAAAGAGGGCCCAGTAAGTTTGGCCTCCTCAATCGTTGCAGTTGCAGATCCATCTACTGATAAAGTAACCGTTTTCGTAAAGCCCATCACCCCTCCAACATTTCAGTCAGACTTTATTGTAAGTCTTTCTAATGGAAAAACGTTAGGTCACTATGCAAATGGTCAAACGGTACCTGCTGCTGGTAAAACAGCGGAGGAGGTTTTTAATCTTATTTCACAGGAGCCAATTGCTCCAACTGTTACTCTTACTTCTCCAACAACCATCTTATTTAACCAAACTGCAATTTCAAATGTGCTAAACTTTACTAAAGTTATTAATACGCTGGGCGCAAACGCAACCACTGCGATTTTACAAGCAAGACGAAACAACGCTGGGCCATGGACAACAATACTATCTAATGTTGGTGCAACAACTTATACTCATACGCTAACCGATAGCGCATTTAATACTCAACCCTTTAATTATCAGTATATTGTAACAGATAACGCTGGTGCAACCGCAACTGCCTCATTTACAATTACTCCTCAAGCATATCAATCGCCAAGTATTTTATTTAGTGCACCGGCTACAGCGCTTGCGCTTGGAATTGAAAGCAATCAAATAAGAGAAAGAGGAAATACTTCATCCGTTTTACAGGGTGCTGCGACCAGAAACAGCATTAACGTTCCAATTAGCGGTTATCAATATGCAGTTTTATTTAATGGCGGAACATATGTAGACCTTGGCCCGGTCCAAGCGCTTGCTGCCGCTGGTGGTAATTTAAGTAATTATACAGACACCTCAATTACTTCGGCTGCAACTAGTGCAACCTATAAAGTTTCCGTTACAGATTCTCATACAATTTCAGTGGAAACCTACACAATACTCTATAAACACGTGATATTCTATGGATCCAGTGCAAGTGCACCAGCAAATTCCGCGGCAGTCCGCGCCCTTCAAAATAAAAGATTTAACGACGAGGGTAATACCTTTGTCCTAAATACTGGATCAACCGAAAAAATATTTACGGTTGCAATGCCATCTACAAATTCACTAGTTGAAGTATTAGATTTAGATACGGTATATGCAAACCTTACTGCAAACTATGTAATGTCAACCTTTAACGTAAATGACGGAGGGGGCACGCCGGTTGCTTATAAAATTTATACGCTGAGCAATGCTATTCCTTATAGTAGCAATCATCGTCACCAAATAACTATCGCATAACCATGAGCTTTACACCAGGCCTTCAGTTACCTTATGGTATTACCCCAGTAAATCCAGTACCAGTTGATGGTTATTCTGGGCCATACGCAACTACGGCCGAAGCCCTTGCTGCAATTCCTCAAGCAATCAGATTCCCAACAATGGAAGTTCGCCTTGCAGATGGAGTCGATAACCTGCTCTATTGGTTTAAGGACGGGGTAACTGACGCAGATCTTGTTGAATTTTCAGCATCCGGCGCAAAAACAATAACATTTGTTGCAAATCCAAGCAACACCGCATGGTTAATTAACAATGCGGCGGACTTTAGTAGTGGAAATAACTCAAACCCCATTCTCTATGTTTTTAGAGGGGAACTATACAAATTTAAAGTTTCAGCAAGTATCGGCCACACACTTCAAATTAGAAAAGCTGACAATTCTGTGTATTCAGTAGGAATGCCTCCAACTGGAATGGGATCAAACTCTCAGGGTAGCGGCGGTCACATCTTATGGACGGTGCCTTTTGATGCGCCAGACGATTTGTTCTATGTATGCACCGCTCACCCTACCGTAATGCAAGGTCAAATCAGGGTTATTCCAAGCCTAATTTCACCAATAATTCCACGGGCCCAGGAGGGTAATGCTACCCAGGTTGCATATACGTCAAATGTTGGATCCTATTCATTGGCCGCAGTCTCACCAATTACACAAGCCATTCATTTGGAATCTACTGTATGTATAAGTGTAAATGGAATAAGAAGGCTCTTAACTGATTCAAATACTTCGCCATTCTTTTTTAGCAGAAACGGCGGAAGTACTCAACTTTTGCTAGCTCAAGTTGAAGCCGGCGATTCCTTGTATGTTAAGCCGGCCTACTTAGAGCATGGGCTTGAGACCACTGACATTATCCTATTAGAGTATTTTTCAGGAGGAAAGGTAACCCTTACCCAATAAGTCCCTATGCAGAATGACATCAAATTATGAATAAATCGACACAAATAAATAACTAAAATAAAAAGAACTCTATAAAAAATGGCACTAATTAAAGGTAAACAAATACAGGATACTTCGGTTTCTTTAGGAAAGCTTAGTGGTGCAGGTTCAGTAACGATTACTGGTACCATTACCACCCCAGCGGCTAGCCTAATTGTAAATACCGCTCCTACCCAAGCAAGCCACGCAGTAAATAAAGAATATGTTGATGCGGTTGCAACCGGGCTAGATGTTAAAAAATCGGTTCGCGCAATCTATACTGAATCGTATTCAGCCGACGGCGGAACCCCAGCCATCCTAATAACTAACACGCTTGGCGGTGTGGCTCTGGATATTCAAACCCTATATACTAATATTACAAGCGGCGCAGTAATGCAAGATTTGGTATTTGACGGAGTAACCCTAGTCGCAGGAGACAGAGTCTTAATTGCTACTCGTACAGCAGGAAAAAGGAAAATTAATGGTATTTATGACTACGACGGTGGTGGTACTTTTACAAGAGCCTCTGATGCAAACAATGATCCATCTGGCGAAGTTAGCGGAGGTCTGTTTACTTTCGTTGAAGAGGGAACAGTTTTTTCTGATACCGGATGGGTATTAGCTTCACCCAATGGAGCAGTAACCAATTTATGGGACTTTACTGCCAACTCGAGTGGAACGACAGAATTAGATTTTACACAATTTTCAGCAGCAGGCGTTGCTGAAGCGGGCGTAGGTTTAACCAGAACTGGCACCAAATTTAATGTTAACTACGACGATTCTTCAATCGGAATCAATGGATCAGATCAACTTTTCGTTAAAGCCAATGGTATTACAAATGATATGATCTTAAATGAGTATCTAACTTTTGCTGGAGACTCTGGATCAGGTAATATTGCATTAGGTGGAACTTTAACCATTGCCGGTGGAACTAACGGAATTGATACAGCATTTAGTAGTTCAACGTTAACAATTAATCTAGACCTTTCTGAATTAAGTACAGTTACTTCAATCACAGACTCAGATTTTATTGCTGGCGTTACGGCAAACGGGGCAACTAATCAAAAGATCACCTTTGCTAATCTTAAGACCCTAATCGGCGCAGCTAGCCAATTGGCAATTGCAGTCGAGGGAGGTTCCGCTGCAAGTTTTGACATAGATACAGATACTCTAAACTTTGCAACCGGCGAAGGTTTAACCTTTACTAGATCTGTAGTAAGTGCAGGTACAACTGATACATTAACTCTTACTGTTAGTAATAACGATTTAATTGCACATCAGGCTACTAACTTAACTGCATCGTCAGGTGCAAATACCGATATTACTTTAGCAAATGCCGCCGCCGAAATATTGCTGGTTACAGTTAATGGAGTTTCTCTTAAGAAAACAACAAACTGGGTTTGGCCACAGGGTACAAATTCAGTAGTTAGAGTAACTGGCTTGCCCTATGCACTTGAAACATCTGATGAGATTGAAATTACATATAGAGTTAGTTAATACTTAAATTTAAAACTTTAAATAAAAGCCTCCTATAATGGAGGCTTTTTTATTGTTCAAAATCCAAACTAGGAGTATAAATATCTATAGAAAAGATCCAATCTAATAAATGGCGCAGGTAAAATTAAAACAGGTCAATATTAGTACTCACATGACGTATAATGAATCGTCCGGTGATATTAATCATAATGGAAATTTTTCAGCTGTAACCAAGCAGTTCTTGATTGACCACCCAACCCGGCCAGGATTTAAACTTGCACACGGTAACCTAGAGGGCCCAGAGCACGGAATCTACATTAGGGGCAAGAGCGAACAAAAACGTATTTTTTTTCCAGAATATTGGGCAAGACTCGCTAACCAAGCTTCTATTACAATTACAATTACTCCCGTTGGTAAATCTCAATCACTTTGGATTAAAACTATTACTGATACTTATTTTGAAGTTGCCGGTGCGCATGCCCCACAATTTTTTTATTTAGTCCAAGCCGAACGTAAAGACGTTAAACCACTACAAATTGAAATAGACACGAATAAATAATTCAAATAGTCTATTACATACGTGGCGCAAACGGTCAAGATAACTCCCGCAACAGGCTTATTGGAATTTATTGGTGACAATGTTGCCAACAAGCCAGTCTTACAACACGATAACTTAGGTAATCTTACCTTAACTCTACAGGCTGCTAAAAAATTTACAATCGGCGGCAATTTACGAGTTAACGGCAAAGTTACAATGTTTCAGCAAACGCTGACAGATGGCGCATCAATTGATTGGAATTTTAATTCAGGCGCAAACGCAAAGGTTACAATAGGCGGCAACCGCACGCTAGTTATTTCCAATATTGAAATTGGAGATACTGGCCTAATTTTAGTTAAACAGGATGGAGTCGGTGGCAGAACTTTAAGTTTACCCGCTGGGTCCTTGATTGTCGGCGGCGGAACATATACTCCAACGCCAGCCGCAGGCTCAACTGATGTGCTTGGAGTTTATTACGATGGTACAAATTATTGGTGGACGGTTGGCTATCATAGCGTAACAACACCGTTGACATCGGTTGGAATAAGCGGGTCAGATTTTGTAATTTCAAATTCACCGCTAACCTCCAATGGTGTAATTGGGCTAGCCCTAGCGGCAGTTAACTCAAACGTTGGAACGTTTGGATCGGCGTCGGCGGTACCGGTCATAACTGTTGATGCAAAGGGTCGAGTTACGGGTGTTACCACAGCCAACATATCTGGTGCTCTTACTTTTATAGGGGATGTTACTGGATCTGGTACTACCGGAACCTCTACCACACTTACTCTAGCAAACTCTGGCGTTACAGCCGGTACTTATAACAACGTCACCGTAGATATTAAGGGTCGTGTGACAAGCGGGTCAAACGCAGCATATCAGGACATGGGTCAAAAGGGCCAAGCCAGCGGATATGCCTCACTCGATGGTGCCGGTAAAGTACCCATTACCCAACTTCCTTCTTCCATTATGGAATATAAAGGAACGTGGAATGCTTCTACAAACAGCCCGTCTCTTGCTAACGGCACCGGTGATACTGGTGACGTATACCGTGTAGCAACCGCGGGTACAATAAATTTAGGCAGCGGTTCTATAACCTTTGACGTAGGCGATTATGCTATCTACAACGGTACGGTCTGGGAAAAATCAGATACAACAGACGCGGTCGCGTCGGTTAACAACCTTACTGGAGTCATTACACTCACTACTACAAATATAGGTGAAGGTACAAATCTTTACTATACGGATGCAAGAGCTCGTGCAGCCATCACTCTTACTACAACTGGAACAACCGGCGCCGCTACGTATAGTGGTGGTGTTCTTAACATACCACAGTATCAGTCGGTACTCACAAACCCAGTTACTGGTACTGGTACTACTAACTACATACCAAAGTTTACTTCTTCAAGTGCAATAGGAAATTCATTAGTTTATGATAACGGAACAAATGTTGGTATAGGTACTACATCTCCGGG